ATAATAATAAGCAATAGCTTGTGCGGTTTGAGGTATGATATATGTCTTACCTTTTGTTTTCTTTTTTAAGTTTTCTATTTCTTTAAAAGGTGACTCCGGTTCTCTATGTACTTTAGCAATAGGACTCAACGAACCTTTCGTATTTGGATTAGTTATTTTTCTTGCACCGTTAAGACTCATACCGTCTTTTTGTGCATGGTTAGGACCTCTACTACCTTTACCGCCTGGTGCCATACTAAACCCACCCATAAACGTTTTAAAGTTACCACCTTTAGTTTCTTGTTTTAAAGACAACTCACTATCTTTTTTGTTTATCACTCCCTGTAAAAGTCTTTCTATATCACCAGCACGTCTTAGTTCTTTATATGCTAAGTTTTCTACAGAGAACTCTCCAGCACGTTCAAGCCCGGCAGCTCTTGTTTTTAATATTTTATCTTTTATATTTTCTGCACACTCTACATCACACTTGTCACTTAAAGCGTGTTCAATAGAACTACGCATTGCTTCTACTTTAGCTATAACCTCTTTTTCATTAGCTGGTTTAACCTTACTTGGTGCAACCAACCAACTATCATCTCTTATAGAGTATACACCAGTAGCGTAATGTTTTTCGTTCCTGTCTTGTATATAAGCTTCTACATCATAGCCTTTTATTTTAATGCTGTGAGCGCTATTCCACACTGTTCTTTTTGCTTTAAAATAATCCTTAAGAAGTTCTTTATCTTGTTTATATAGATCAAGATCGGTAATAATGTGTAAATCAATATCACTATAAGGGGTGTAGTTATAGTTAGCTAAAGAACCGGTAAATGTTATATCTTCCACATCTACTGCTAGTTCTATAGACTCTAAAAATGCTTCGGCAACTTCTAATAGTTTTTCTTTTATTTCAGGTCTAAGCTTACCATGTTCCCATATCTCTGGATTGAGTTTATCATGGTATTCTAAAGTAAGCCTGTTCTCTGAAGGTAACATATTATACAAATATTTACTATGTTGTAAGCTCTTCTTCTATAGCAGCTAAAATCGTATTATTACCCTTTTCTGTAAAATGATTAATAATCCCTCTTTCTTTTTTGAATAACTCACAAAAGTTTAATACTCTATCTTCTTTAATAAACTTATCTAGTATATCAAGATTGGATACTACTAAGACTTTTTTATCTTTTAAAAGATGATTAATTTCTTTTCTTATTAAAGTGTATGTTACTTCATAATATTCTTTATCGTAATGGTATAAAAAGAAGTTATAAGCTGCTTTTAACGAACGATTGAACAGATTAACCAACTTATTATTATGATACTCTATATCTGTAAAAATTAAATCTGCGTCTTTATGTAAACTATCTTTACTGTGTACAGGGTGCTTTACAGTCGGGACCCTATATGGACTGGTATGAGATATTATAACCCAGTCAAATGTTTCTAAGTTCTTTACAGCTAATAACTGTTTGTATATTTTATATTCACTGACTCCTGCTTGGGCAATATTAGTCACGTCGTGTTTTTTAGTCAATAAAGTAGGCCAGCCTGAATAGCTTTTGTATTTAACAGACCAATCTGCAGCAAAACTATCACCGAGTATTAAAATCTTACTCATCAAGCTCTCCAAGAGATCTTTTTCTGACTATCTGTAGGAATACCTAAGAAAGCACATTTCCAATCTCCTTGTGCAAATAAGTCTAAATGCGCCCATTGCTCTTTACGTTTTAGCATTTGTTTTGCTACATCGTTCCAATCAGTGGTTAAAAATATGTTTTCTACTCTTTCTCTTCTAGCTTCAATATCGTCAAAAAAGAACTCATCATGCTCATAATGTATTACTTCCATTACGTTACCTTCCCTGTCTGCATAATCTACTGAAAAATCTATACCCCACTTCGGTCTCAACTTAATAAGCTTGTATAGTTGCACATTATAAGGTACCCACTCATTGAGTTGTTCTAATGCACCCTTAGCAAACGCTCTACGTTCAAACAATAAACTATGGTTCAAATAAGCACCTTCAAATGGTGTTTCTGCTCCTTCTAACGGTACTGGGTCCTTAACTATCCATGATCTTTTTAAACAAGTTTGATCTTCATAATGTTTAGAGAGTTCTTCTCCACTAGCATCTGCAAAATACTGTTCAAGAGTAGTCATCACATAACCTTCTTGATCAAATAACTCTAAAAGTTCTGTACCAGGGTAAATAACCTGACCACCCGCTGTAGGAAACTTAATAAAGGCTTTTAAAGGTGTTTCCCAATAACCCACTGGATTAAACTTATTACCTGATAGCTTTATGTTCATGAAAATAACTTACCAGTGTATATTGGTATATCCATAGTAAGTATTAATATGCCAAAAGCACCCAGAGAGTCTTTTTATTTAGGTAATAAAAACTTACCTGTACCGGAGACTCAGTTTAACTGGACACCGGAAATGGTGGAAGACTTGGAGCGTGCACGCAAGTCTATATTACACTTTTCTCGCTTTTTTTATATTGTTAATCTTGATGAAGGTAAACAACCTATCAAACTTTATACATACCAAAAACGTATATTAAAAGCCCTGGTAGAAAACAGATTTAACGTTGTACTAGCTTCTAGACAGATTGGTAAAACGACCATCTTAACTATATTTGCTTTGTGGATGGTTTGCTTTCATGATGACTTTCGAGTACTGTTAATTGCAAATAAAGAAACAACTGCTATTAATATTTTTAAACGTATTCGTTTAGCATACGAAATGTTGCCAAACTATATGAAACCTGGCGTAATAGAGTATGCTAAAACAGGTTTAGTATTAGCAAATGGTTCTTCCATTGGTATTAGTACCACCACATCTGATGCTGCCAGAGGTGAATCTATTAACTGTCTACTCATCGACGAAGCTGCATTTATTCCGCCAGAGTTTATGGATGACTTTTGGGAATCAGTATTTCCTGTTATTTCTTCATCTAAAAAGTCTAAAATTTTTATGCTATCTACACCTAACGGTGTAGGCAATCTTTTCTTTAACACATATACTGATGCTATTGCAAATAAAAATGGTTGGCACGCTGAACGAGTAGATTGGTGGGAGGTTCCAGGTAGAGATGAACAATGGAAAGAACAAACTGCTAGAGCACTAGGTTCAGTGGAAGCTTTTAATCAAGAATACGGTAATGAGTTTAGAGCGGCTGGCGAAAACATTTTCGATAAAGACCAGCTAGATGAACTCATTGCTAGTGCACCTGAACCAATATATGAAGATGATGATGGTAACTTTAAAATATATAAAGACCACATTGACGGGCATTACTATAGTATAGGGGTTGACGTTGGAGAAGGTATAGGTAGAGCTAACTCTGTTATACAAATAGTGGATGTAACAGATTTAACTAACATAGAACAAGTAGCTACATACTCTAATAATAAACTGGACCCATTTAACTTTGCTGGGAAGCTCGTAGAAATAGCCGGTCAATGGGGTAACCCACCATTATTAGTAGAACGTAACAACTGCGGTGCTTCAGTAGTAGATGCACTAGTTAATACTCATCAGTACCCTAATATAGTAAAGTATACCCCAAGTATGGGTTCGTTCACTGAAAAGGTAGAGAAGGATAATCGTTTAGGTGTCTATTCTCATACCAATAGTAAGTTTAACTCCATGTCCAACTTTAGATACTGGATGAACGTATTAAGGTGTGTTAAGATATACGATAAACCAACTATTGAAGAGTTTAAAACATATATACGTCAAGATAATGGAGTGTGGAAAAAACAATCAGACAAGTACTTGGATGATAGAGTAGAAGCTCTTATATGGGCAATGTTCATATTAGAGCCTAAAGTAGTCGAACAGTTTTATGAAGTAACTCAGCAAGATGCTAACGGTAAACCGCTTAAAATGTTACCAAATAACTGGGATCCATTTGTAGTTAGTGCTCCAAAGCCTTCAGAAATGTATAGAAAGTATGGTCAGAAACAAGACGATGGTATTATAGCTCGTAACCCAGTTGTTATTTCTTATCAACAAAATCAAACAAATGCTGATTTAGATGAGCTATTTGACCAGGGATGGAGAGTACCAAATGGTAGTCCAGCTGCTGGCATGCTAGATAAGCGTTTCCTTACACCAGTTGGGCATCCTTATAAACGTCCATAAAAAAAGCCCTTATTGCTAAGGGCTTTGTGAATGTCTATGCCTTAAAACTTATTGTTTAAATAGGCCTTTGCCTGGTTTTAAATCGCTGACTTTATTGTTCTTACCGTCGTCGTATTTATCACCTAAAGCTTTTGGCTGAGGAGCTAGATCAATTTTACCTGTATCTGCTTTTTTGTGGGTAGGTTTTACTTCATCGTCACCTTCAGTTTCGATCTTATGACCGTCTTTAGTAAACTTTGTTTTAACACCGGAACCAACGTTAGCATGTCCTAAATCTTCTGTTTCAACAGCTTCTTCCATTGGCATGTTGCTTTCATCTTCTGGACCGCCATGTGTGAAAGCTTGATCTTCATCCCCTAAATCACCATGCTCTTTATCATATTCTGTGTCCTTCTTAAGGAACTTTAAAAGCTTTTCAACCATTTCGATTGCTTCTTCATGTGTGCAGCATGCTTCTTCATCGCCGCCCATTTCAGGCTCTGTACCCATCGGCTCTTCCCCAGCAGGTGCATCAGCTACTGGAGTAACTGCTTCTTCTTCACTAATAGGAGCAAAAGTACCGCTATTGATAGCGTCTTCGTATAATTTTTGGAATTTTGATTTAGGCATAGTAAAATGTTGTTTATTATATTTAGGAGTTCTGGAAGCAGAATCTACGTTCTCTTCCATTTTTTCTGGAGCTTCTTTATTTTCTTCAGCTGCTTCCATATCCTTTTCTTCTTGTTTCGTTTCTTTTTTAGCTTCTTGCTTTTCTTTAGCTTCACCTTTTTTGAAGCCTTCTGCTGCTTCAGGCCCTGTGTCTTTAACTAGTTCTTCTTTTTCTTTATTACTACCAAGAGCATTGCCTGTTTTAGGAGCATTTTCATTAAGTCTTTGTTGCTTACTTGATACTGGAATATATCTAGCAGCATCAGTTAAGAGAACTTCAGGCTGTTTATTGCCCATCTCAATGACTGGTTGATTTGCTGCATTTTCTTGTACCATTGAATACAAAGATCCTAAGTCGGATAGATTCTTAATTTTGCTCATTATAATATTATTTAGTATTCCACTGATTAATTCTATGGTTTTTGTAAATATTTTTATGTCTATAGCTCAGTATTGTGTTGATACCGGTCCTTATATAGCACCTGGCACTAGTTATCCTGTTGGCACTAATCTGGACGGTGGTTCAGAATGTGCACTAGGACCTATACGTTATTTAGATGTTGCTAACAATCAATATCAAATCCAGTTGTTTAATAACTGGTGGGCAGAGCAGATATCTCAATATGGTATGCAAGTTAACTATTATGTTAACCAATATACATTATCTGGACATGACTTTTTCTATGGAGAACAACCTCTAGCTGGTTTCTTACCGCCTATACCAATGGTAATGTGCCTAACACTTAATAATGATAGTATTATATTGAGTAGGTTTGGTATACAAGGGGATGCTGATATAACTGCTGTTATTTCTATACAAACGTTTACGAACACTTTATCGAGTTCTCCGTTGAGTGCTGTTACTTCTAGATATATATATGAGCCTAAAGCAGGAGATCTTATTGAGCTATCCGAATACGGAACAACAAGACCAAATGGTAGATCTGGTCAGATATTTGAAATAACTGAGCGTGTAGATCAAAAAGGTGGAGATCGTAATCAGTTATTAGGTCATTATATATGGACAGTAAAAGGTAAGCGTTATGACTACACATATGAGCCTCAAGCACCTCGTGAAGCTCTATCTGAACAAGTATACGATAACAAGTTTGATGGATTTGTACCTCTTAATACAGGTACTCCTGGTGAAGATGTAAGAGTAATAGAAAATAAAAACTATGCACAAAATATAGACAAATACAGCAGAACTAATAGTTACAACTATTTAACTAATACAAATGCCCCGCTATCTGGATATGCTAGTTACAGTGGAAATAGTGGCACTGTTGGTAAACCTGATACAGGGGTTTACGGTGCTTATGATGATAGCAGCGTATTAGTAAATCTTTATGCAGGCGGTGGAGCTCATACTCCAGGTGCAAGTGCATTAGGAAGTTCTAATAGTCCTGACACTTATCTCGGTCTTCGTAGTCCTAACAACTAAGTAATAGGATAATATGGCGGACAATCCGTATACACAGTACCCATCAATCGTTTATCCGCATGAACTTCCAACAGTTCCAGCGGCACAACCTAGTGATTTGCTCTTTTTGGAGCAAAATAACGGAGATGGAACCTATACAACTTACTCGATAGCTATTTCTTCAGTTTCTGCTGTTGGTCCTTCTGGTCCTACCGGTCCAACAGGTCCTATAGGTCCGCAAGGTCCTGCTGGTCCAACTGGCCCTACAGGTGCACAAGGTGCTCAAGGTTCACAAGGTGCACAGGGTTCACAAGGTGCTCAAGGCTCAACAGGTCCGCAAGGCATTTCTGGTTACTCAGGTGCAACAGGTACTTCAGTAACAATAGTTGGTTCAGTACCAACTGCATCAGCTTTACCTTTTCCTTATACAGGTAATGCTGGTGATGGTTATATAGTAGAAGATACCGGTCATTTAAATGTATGGAATGGTAGGGCTTGGGTAGATGTTGGTCAAATAAAAGGAGACTCTGGTACATCTGGTTTTAGCGGCGCACAAGGTGCCCAAGGCAATCAAGGTGCGTCTGGTTTTTCAGGTGCTTCTGGTTCAGCTGCCATTGGGTTAATACTTTACCCAACTACTAACTCAGCTGACATAACCCCTTATAACTTTTCTGACTCAGTACCTCAAATAGGTGCACAAGTACCTCTAGATGTAGTCTTTACTAATGCTAATGACCCTGTTGGTGTTATTAGTACTATTACACTTTCTGGTGCTCCTAATAAGTCGTTAATTAATACTGGTACCTGGTACTTTGATACGTATTATGCTTTATCAGGCCCTAATGCATATAATGCTAATACATATTTTGTTTATGTAGTAAGCAAATGGGACGATGCTACAAGCACTAAGACTTCTTTATTCTCTGCTACAAGTGATTTCATCACTAAAACGCCTTATATTGATCCTATATTATCAAGGACCCCATATTATATAAGCGTACCTATACCTTTAAATGTAACTGATCGTTTAATAGTTGAAACTTTAGCTATTACTACAGACCCAGATGCAGAAGACATAACATACATTTATTTAGGTACAGATTACTATAGTAAAGTCATTACCAACATTGCACTTGGTGCAGATGGTAAAGATGGTGCATCTGGTTACAGTGGTTTTACAGGCCAATCAGGTTGGTCTGGTATTTCAGGTTATAGTGGTGATTCAGGTATATCTGGTTTTAGTGGCGATTCTGGTTTGTCTGGTGAAAGTGGTATATCGGGCTATTCAGGCTTTAGCGGTATAGACGGAGATTCTGGTTATAGTGGTTATACAGGCTTTTCAGGCTTTAGCGGTATATCAGGTTTCAGCGGTATAAGTGGTTTTACGGGTTTTAGTGGCTATAGTGGTACTTCTGGTTGGTCTGGTTATAGCGGCTTTTCAGGCTTTAGCGGTATTTCAGGTTTTACAGGCTTTAGTGGTATTTCAGGTTACACCGGTTTTAGCGGCTTTACCGGCTTTAGCGGTTTTTCAGGCTATAGCGGTATTAGTGGTTATACTGGTACCTCTGGTATTAGCGGTTACTCAGGTTATAGTGGTATATCTGGTTACACAGGCGCTTCAGGCTATTCTGGTATTTCAGGCTACTCTGGTACATCTGGTATCAGTGGTTATTCTGGGTACTCTGGTTTTAGTGGTATATCAGGCTTTAGTGGTAACTCAGGTATATCAGGTTATTCTGGTGTAAGCGGTTATTCTGGTTTCTCTGGCTACACCGGTATTAGTGGTTATACAGGTATCTCTGGTTACAGTGGTATTTCTGGTTTCACGGGTTTTAGTGGTAATTCTGGTATTTCTGGTTACTCTGGTTATTCTGGCTTCACTGGTATTTCCGGTTACTCGGGCTTTACAGGTATAAGTGGTTACACTGGTATATCTGGTTATACAGGCTTTAGTGGTATATCTGGTTACTCTGGTAAAAACGGTACTTCAGTTACTATTATTGGTACGGTACCAACTGTTGGCGGTAACCCACAAGCTACATTAAACGCAGCGTTCCCAGGTGCAGTTAATGGTAATGGTGTTATAGACGAAACATCTGGTGACTTATGGGTATATGCAAATGGTACTTGGACTAATGTTGGTCAAATAAAAGGTGACACCGGTGCACAAGGTGCGCAAGGTGATTCAGGCTTTAGTGGCTTTAGCGGTATTAGTGGTTACAGCGGCATAAGCGGTTATAGTGGTATTTCAGGCTTTAGCGGCAATTCTGGTATCAGCGGCTATACAGGCTTTAGCGGTATATCAGGCTTTTCTGGTATCTCA